CCACTTCAGATAAAGTCATCTTACTATGATCCATCATCGGCATAGATGTATTATCTTTACCAATGGCAGAATTATCTACAATCATTATCCAGAATATCCATGCCAAACAAACAAAAGCCTTTGATGCAAATATCATTGTAGCGCCCGATATACTTCTAGTAATTCAGCATCTGGCATTGGTGTCGCCATAGTATAATATCGTTGATGTCCAACCGACATGAAGGATTTAACATCAGAAAAACTTGGATATTTCTTTAAGAGGTTGTGAAGTAGATAATCGGGACTTAGATGACACTCTGCACATTGATTATCTTTAGTAAATACTCTAGTTGATTTTTTGTATCGTTCTGATTGAACTAGAATAGAATTGAGATCCTTTTCCATAAATGTAACTTTTTCATCTATATCTGGTATAACCATAAAGATTAAGTATACTAGAAGTGCAATAATAACATAGATAAATGATTTACTTGCAATTATTTGATCTTTTTCTGCAAGTTCCAGCTGTACGACATCTTCAATCTTTTTGTCTAGTTCTTCAATATCATGCTGTAGTATTTTTTGGTCTTTTCCGTTTGCAACGACCTTTTCTTGTTCAGCCATAATCTATTTTCCTTTCCCTGCTTCATTTAATTTCTTAGTAATCTGTTGTTGGAACCACTTGAGAACAATTGGTATACTCACATTAGAAGTAAGTCCAAAAAGATAACCGATAGGATAACGATAACTTTCATAGGCGGCAAGTTGTGGAATATTCGTGAACACAACAGAAATTAACAAGTATCCAGTTGCAGACATTCCCATATTGATAACCATATCAAGTAAAATTAATGGCCAATGACCATTATACTTGTCTTTGTTGTCTTGTCTATAATTAAATAGAAAGATCCAAAATGATGAGAATAATACTAATCCCAGCATCATCATTTCAGAAGTATTAAATAAATCAATCATTTTGTTTTGTCTCTCTCTTTACCAATTTTAATAAGTCAGCAGTACTGCCGACAAATAACGCATTAGTCACATTCTGGGCCTTGCTGACTTCCTGTCGATCCCCATCATTTTCTAATTTTTGTTTTTTCTGATGCAGTTCCATGAGAGTACTTTGAGTGTCCGTCATATTTTTGAGTAATTGACCAAATACTTCAAATGCTCTTGGAGATTCTTCTGCTTTCGCAATCTCCAAAAGTTCCTCCATCGCATCTCTGCCTTTTTCAATAATGTCATAAAGATTTTCACGAGCATATTGAAAATCGTTATCTTTATTCTCATTACTATCTATCACAGTTGGAACATTTTCAACTGTAGGATTTATAACTTTTACATCATGTTTGGGAACAACTTCCCCGAGCTCAAGATGTTTTTCAATCCTTTGCTCCACTAATTTTTCAATTTTCATTAACTATCTGTTTCTGCTACTGGATCGTATGTTTTCCCTTGTGGAAAAAATTCAAAGGTTTCACTAAATCCAAAATCCTCATCTGTGAGTGCATCAGTAGCTGTTGGTTCAACAGTTGTTCTACTAACTGTTTGTCCAGCAGAAGAGGCGTCTTCTGATACTTCTGACAACATTCGTATTCGTGTCGCATCATCAATTTCATGTTTATCTAGGATCATATAATTCTGTGAGTATGGTGTACTATCCTCTGCTACAATATATATCGGATCTGCAGCGGTAGCGGCAGACATAAGGTGTGTATCTACAACCGAAGAAGTAATAACTTTTGCATTATCTGTAACAGATGGATATAAAAATCCTTTCATCATAAAAGAAAGTGTCCAAATTATAGATCGTCTGGTTGCAAAATCTCCCTCATAACTATCTTCACTTGTAACAGAATTCAGTACAAGTGGAACATCCATTTTAACAGTCATGCCAGAAACCAAAGTCATCGTTACTGTGAAATCTGGTGTAAAAAATGGAAGGATCTGTTCTAGGATTTGTGTTCCATCTTCTGCATTTTTTACAAACACATAAAGGGAGAAATCCCAATTATACGGAACTGGATTAAATTGTTTCTTGAGTCCAGTTGTTCCTTTTTTAACATTCCGGCCCATCGTGTTGAGTTTTCTCACACCATCATAAGTCATTGAGGTCAACTCAAACCCCATTCGTGGAACAGTAAGTGCTACTTTTGGATTTAGGCTCGGATCTTGACTAATCCTAACCAACATCTTGTCTTTTGGCCCATAAGAAAGAGGAATTTTGATAACTTCGGTTACTACATCTGCACTATCGGTTCTACGAACTTCAATATTATTAAATAACGAACCAAACGCAACCACCATCTTTCTTGAGGTCTGGTGATAAAAATATGTTCCAAACATTACGGATTTTCTCCAAATGGATTCGACTCAGAAAAGTCAAAGACGGAATCTGCATCAATCTCAAACTGTTTAGAACTACTTACTTTATCGGATGTACCAGCATCAATTGTTGATAAGGTTTCAGTAGTTTCATCGGTTGTAATTTTAGTTGCATAAGTTCCAGTTGCTAAACTTGTTGCACCTGTAATAATTTCTGTCAAAGTGAATGTGCCTGTCATATTGATAAGATACAAGTAACTGGTTACAGAATCCCATCTTGCAACTTCACCAGTAATTGCCGAAGTTCCACCTGTAACTGTTTCTCCTACAGTGAACGTTCCAGAAATACTTGAGAGTTCAAATGTACGAACAAAAGATTGTTCTCGTTCAATTTGATCAATTGTATCTATTCCAGTATCAAGGGCTTCATCAGAATAAGTAAAGAGTTCACAAGTCAGGTCAAATGTTGGAAGTGCGCCCGCTTGATAAAAAGGTAATTCGTGTTCAACAAACATGATTTGAAAAAGTTTGCTAGTCAAACCAAAATAGATAAGATCGCCCTCTTTTGGTCGAGTCCCTATATCCAAACCTTCCCATGCTCGTCTTGATAGGGAAAATATGATTTGGTCACGTATTTCCAGACCAAATTTAGAAACGAGATCACCTTCACCTTCAAACCCATCAACAGATTTAATGAACATCTCCACCGAATATGAATCTTTATATTCGGAAATAGAATCTTCGCCAAGAATAGTATCTTCATTGACAAGAGTTCTAGGAATATAATTTACATCGTAACCAGTTACTTTAATTGATTCGGTGACAAGCGAATGTAAAAGTTCTTGGTCATTTTTCGCATCAAAGTTGCGGAAATATGAATTTGTAGCCATTCGATTATCCTACATAAAAGTTGTCAGGCGCCTGATATTTCAGTTGCAATTCCTCGTCAAGTCGTTCTAGTTCTGTATTTCCATCATCATAAATTTGTCTTCCGTTCAAAGTTGCTCCTCCTGGCAATTGCATCCCCTCAAACTTGATTAAATTCTGACCCCATTGTTTCTTAAATAATGAAGTTGTATATTTTTTCAGGAAGATATCATTATATATTTCTGTATAAGTTGCACCATCAATCTTTTTGAAACACTGAACAATTATCCAATCGCCAATATCTACTGCGTTGTCCCAATCCATATCCAAATGAAGTTTATCTGTCATGCGATTGAATCTCATTTGTCGTGATGTTCCACTTGAAAACATTTGATTCAAAAGAGAAAGATTCTGTTTAGTAGATGCAAAATAGGCTAATCCACCAGAACCTTGAAGAACACTTGGCAGTTCATTTAGATTAAACTGATATTCTACCGAAAACATGTCGTTTGAAGAAAGTGCTCGACTGATTGGTAAAACATCTCTTATTCCAATAATCGTATCATCAATTGTTAAATATCGTGTATCTACATTTCCAAAAGAAACGGCTGTTGCTTGTGTTGCATGGACTGTTCCAGTTGCATCAGAAGTTGACCCTGTAACTGTTTCTCCTGCAACAAATGTAGCACCAGAAGTGTTTGCGGCTCGGAGTCCATTTCCATCTTTGTGTTCCTTGAATTTCAGAACGGTAGCACTTGTTACTGCATGTATTTTTGCAGTTGCATTCGATGTTCCGCCCGTGATTGTTTCTTCGGTAGAAAATGTTCCAGTGGATGAACTTGCAAAAGTCAATGTACTCGCAGTCACTTGTTCTGGCAAATAATGTATTTCAGTTCCATCAAAATGATACTCTTGAAACATTTGGATCGCCTCGTCAATCATATCATTCATCTGTTCATCTGCAAGATTGATATCAATGACTGGTTTGCCTAA